GATCAGGCTCGTGCGAAAACTGAGCTACCTGCAACCGCAAAGGCCGTTGCGACCATGCGACGTGAAGGTGTACCAAGGCGGTAAGCTGACTTACCATTTTTTGCCTTGTTAGTGTAGATCGCATAACCTTGAGCACGCAGCTCAGATACACGAGCAGCAACCGTACCTTCGGTTGTCTTAAACAGCGTCGACAACTGTGCAACTGTGAACTGCTTACCCGAACTCAGGGTCTTTAAAACTTTAGTTTGCATACTCATAAAATACATCTCCTAGATTGCCACATTCAAGTAAGATCTATTAGCTAGTGGCATCACAAATAGATCAGCTCTACAACAACAATGATTATACAGATAATTGATTGAAAGACAACTGTTAGTCTTTAGAGTTTAATTTTTCATCCAACTTATCTAAATCTTGCTCAGTAATAATATCGTTATCTAACATATGATTGACCATATTAATAGCACCATTAAACTTACCAGCTTGATAGCAGCAATAGCATGATAGAAGTAGCAAAGCTAACTGTAAAAAATCCATTAAATTAAACATGCGGTATCCATTTGTAAGTTTTTAAAAGTAATCTTTTTTTAATCCCACCCCACTCACATCCTTTAAATGTATTTTTATAATACGAGAAAGAAGGTAATTTTCTTTTAGAACTTATTGACTTTAATACTTCATAAGGATTGCGCAGGGGATAAAAGTGTTTAATCTCCATTGCAATATCATGAGCGTATGCATCAATCTCATCATTATCTGATAGATAGTATCTGTCTTCAACGGTGTCTAGGGGAGTAAATTTAAAATCAATCTCAGCTTCTTCATCACAGTCTTCTCTGTGCTTAAATTGATCTTGATGAATTGTTTCGTGCTGAATAGTTTGAGATACAAGAAAGCTGAAGTCTTTCCAAAGATGTCCATCAAACAACATCTCTTCTGAATACTTGGAAAGATTAAGGATGACGTACTTCATATCAGTAGTTTGATCGTACAAACCACCAACACTGAATTCGTTGACATCAAGTTCTTCAAATTTAACAACCTTGAATTTAAGATTGTCAATACCTTTAAATGTATTACGTAGTCTGGTAGCTATAGATCTATAACTAACAAACCCTTTAAACTTGTTTCTATGTTGAGTAAAACGTTGATCGATATCCTTAGATAAGTACAAAATGTCCTCCTATATCTTGATACCAGAAAAATCCTTATTCTGGAACATTTTACTAAATGAGAAATCTTGTAGGTTATCCTCAACGTCGGGTTTAGATCCCGAATCACTAATGTGAGTCTGAGCTGACTGTTCTAAATTAAACAGACGCATTTTCTTTCTATCAACACCAATCATAAAACGTTTGAACAGAGTAGGATCGTTGTAGCGATTCTTCAACTGCTTTACCATCAACTGGTTCAATTGCTCGAGTTCTTCAGTGCTTATTAAAGCGAACATGAAATCTGCTGTAGCTGGTAACCCGAAAGATTCGGATGTGTCTGTCAAATCTACATCAGTGTTCGAATAACCCGAACGAGTAGTCTGTGTAGCCGTTACGACAGGTAAATTAAATTCAACAGCAAGTCCACGTAACTCTTCTGCAATTGCTTTCACATACGTATATGAATTAACTGAACCACCAGGTTTAAACCTAGATGATGCACATATATTTAGATAGTCTATAAAGATTATATCTGGCTTAAATTGTTTTTTGAGATATAATTCATTCAGCAACGACTTAAAATGGTTGGCATGAGCAGATGCTGTTGGATATTCTTTTACAATTAATCTACCATTTGTCTTCTCGCGGAGTTTACTGATCCGCTTATCATACATGGCTTTTGGCAAATCTTTTAACTGGTCGATGTCGACGTTAAGGAGGTTTGCATCAATTCTTTCGGCAATTCGTTCCTCTGCCATTTCGAGGGTGATGTAGAGAACATTTCTTCCGGCAGCAAGAACGCCGGCTGCGACGTGACACATAAAAAGAGACTTACCAACACCAGTACCCGCCAAAGCCACGTTGAGAGTTTTATTAGGAATTCCACCTTGGGTAATCTTGTTGAAGATGTCAAGGTCAAATGGGATCCTAGATTCAACCCTATTATAAAACTCAAAACGATCGCTAGCGTTGTCAATGTAATCATGACCAACAGAGGAATCAAAACATACACCTAGAGCCTCCTGCAATAATGAGGGAATACCTTCTTTTGAAAGTTGTTTATCTTTACCATCTAAGATACTAATTGATTTTAAGATAGCGTTGTATACTGCTTTATCTTTACAAAACTTTTCAGTCTCTACCACTAGCCATTCTTCATTGGTATCATGCTTTTCAACCAACGACTTAGTTAGTTCAACACAATCCTTAAACTGACCTTCAACTAAATTTGAATTTTGTAATGATATCTCAAGTGCTTCTATTGACGGACTATTATTATACTTTTTTACAAACTCATCTATCTGCTTAAAAACTATCTTATCTGAATTGTCAGTAAAATATTCTTCTTTAAGAAATGGTAATGTTTTTCTAGTGAACGGCTCGTTGTGAATCAGGTTCGATAATATCAACGTTTCTATTCTGATCATGATATCCTTTTGCTGTATCTTTGATTACTTCTGTAATAGCTTCGTCAAATACTTGTTTAAAGTAATCAGTTCTTAAAATCTCTATTGGGAAATCATCCGGTGTGTGAATAACACTAAATTCAATACTTAGATTTACTTGCTCACTATTGTCAAGTACCTCACCCAATTCCTCACCATCTTCGTAGTCTGGAGAAGTGAAATTTGTTACCTCGACTACCACTCCATTGAACTCTCCGTCTATAAAACGGATACCCCAGTGGTTAATTTCTGGAGATTCATTGAAAGCCCAAACCTCATACTGGTTGTTGTTTATTGTTTTCATAGTTGTCAATTGCTTCTTTTAAAATATCATTAATTACAAGTTCAAAAGAAGTTCTGAACAAGTCGCCTTTAATATCTTCTTCAGTAACATGTTCAGGTTTATTAATAACATGATAGTCTACTGAAGCTTCACCGCCAGAATCGTCCGGAAGTTTAACTTCTGTTATCTGAACTACAGTACCAAGAAACTCTCCACTTATAAATTCAAAGCCCCAATCGTTATCTTGAAACCATGGTGTATATAAATCTTCTCTGAGCATTATGCACCTATTTTCTCGTATTCTGAATCGATGTCCTCGTCGTTCATATCACTACCCATCAAATCTGAACTAGAGACCTGGTATGTTTTTACTATATAATCTTGGAAATCTTTTGAAGCTAGGATTGGTAACCAAAAATCCTTTGTATAAGTATCCTTCGCTCTGTACTTTGATTCATCTCCAGATCGTTGATACCAACCGTTGGATGGTTTGGTAATGAAGCCACCTTCGAGTGCCACGTCAAGCAAGCCCGACCATTTACTAATTCCACCTTCAAAAAGTACTTCAACTGGAATTTTAGATTTTTCTCTAACATACCTTGACTTCTCTATATTGATTATAAAGTTGTAACCAACAAGATCTGTTCCTTCTTTTTCTTGCTGGCGACCAATAATAAAAATATTATCAGCAGAGTAGTAAACTCCAGTACCACCTGAAACGATATCTTTAGGATATAAACCAATCTCTTTGTATGTGTGATTAACAACAACCATTGGAATATCTTTAAGAGTCAAATGGGGTGTAACCATTCTAAACAAAGACTTCAATTGTTTAGCACGACTCATGTCTGCTACAGACTTACCATCAAGGGCATCTTCAACTTCTTTACGTGAAGCTAGATTACCAACTGAATCAATAATAACCATTACACGTTCACCACGCTCAATGTTATTCAACTGAGCCATAGCATCGTGCTTTAGTTGTTCGATATCTGTGATGGGGGTATGTAGAACACGTTTAGTGTCAATTCCGAAAGAATCAAAGTAAGACTGAGGACTACCAAACTCAGAGTCATAAAAAAGAATAACAGCGTCTTCATATTTTTCCATATAAGCCTTTGCCAACAACAAGGCAAAAGCAGTTTTAAAATGTTTTGAAGGTCCAGCAAAGACAGTTAGACCTGGTGTTAGACCACCATCAAGTTTTCCAGACAAAGCCACATTGATCATTGGCACAGCTGTCTGAATCATATCTTTTGCATTAAAGAACTTGGACTCAGACAAGATATCTGAGTCCTTAATAGTTGAGTTCTTTTTTAACTTTTGTAATATTGACATAATATAGCTCCTTTAAATTCAATTATAAGATATAAAGAAAAGAACTACAACATTACTTACACCAACTTTGTTTCTCTTCACCATAATATTCTCTAGCAAAACCATTAGATATCAGTGATGCTCTTAAACTTTTTCCATCTAAAATAATATCACCTAGCACTCTGCCACCAAACTTATCCCAACCCATCAAAAGAACTTGACGTTTGACAGACTTGGATACGAGATCCTTTGTGAAAGCAGTAGCAGCTTGACCTCTTTGATCTTCTTGAGGACACTGAGCTCTGTGACCTTTTTCTGGTGTATCAACTCCGTAAACTCTAACAGCTAATTCCTTTGGTAATGGATCTGGTAAAAAGGAAGCAACAATAGCAACAGTATCCCCATCTTTAACACGAGTAATAGTTGCATCATACAATACACCTGCTTTGTCTTTTGCTTGTGCAGAAAGTACAGGTAACAATACAAATAAAAATAATAATTTTTTCATCCAAACAATCCTTTAAGTGAAGCTTTTTCTTTTAATTGCCACCCAACGGTTTCTACTAAAGTATTGAGTGGATCTAAAAATGCCTTTTGAAACATCATTTCATAATCTACATACTGATCAATACCGAATTCTAAAGGTATGCCGTTATTAAATGTAATGACATTAGTACCAAGAGGATTTGGTTCTCGTAAATACAAAAACTTAATCTTGTCACCTTCTTGAATCTTCTGATAAGACATCTCAAGACCTTTTTGCTCAACAAGATGATTATATATCAGAGCACCCCTCACGTGAATTGGAGTTCCCTTCTTATATATGGTTGTTTTGTCTTTGTATTGGGTAACCCCATTAACGGATCGTGGAAAAGCGATTTCAGAATAACTTAACTTAGACCATCTAGCTTCCAAATCAGCAACAAACTGCCGTAAAGTCTTCTCATCTTGCGTGAGAACAATTTTGAGAGCGTCTTTGAGGGCTGACCGAACAGATGCTGGTGTTGATGATCGAACAATCTCCATCCCCTGAACTTTTAGTTTAGGTGGATCGTAAACTACTCCTTCGGCATTGTGAACATTTAAGGCGTATCTCTTCTTAGCCAACCAAACACCAGACTCAGCAATAACTTCTCGTTTGAATGAAATGTGTTTTTGATATACATTTAGATAATCGGATACATCTTCAACAGCTTTATTAATAATACCAGAAATACTTTTCTCACAAGCAGTATCAATCAAGTCCACTTTTTGTTGTGTAGTTTTAGCACTGAAATATCTCTCAACGAGTTTACCTAGAGTAAGATAAGTCGAGTCAGTATCGGAATAAAATGAATAGTCAATCCCAGTAGTTCCACACTCTTTGTTTAGATAGTCATTAAGTTTGTTTGCTACGTATCTAATAATAAATTGGCCAGTCATGGTAATACCTTCAGCCAGCCGTGTATCGTAATGTCTAAAGTAAATGTTACCACAAGCACCATACAGTGAGTTCATTAAAATTTTAGCAGCCATCTGCTTTGAGTTTAATGATGTAACGTGCTTCATGTAGATTGGATCTTTGGTCTCTTCATACATCTTCTGAGCTTGAATCATCTCCTTCTTAACGATCTGTCTAAGATTGAAATAATACTCAATTAACCGAGGAAGTATTCCTGTAACATCACGTCTGAAGCATTGACCATTAGCTGCCATAGCCAGATCTTTATCTAGCAGCTTAGAAGTATTAACCTCATGCTTCAGTAACTTCTGTATCGACTTCTCTTCGTCCGCCAAATGCTTTTCGCCATCAACCAATGTTTCAGGTGACATATTAAATGACATCATAATAGATGGATACAGAGAAGTTGCGTCAAAAGAAACAACCCAATCATACTTACCTGGTACTGGCTCTTTTACAAAAGCTCCAATGATCTGTCTATCCACTAATGGATCTACTGGAATAGGATTTCTGACTATAATATTATCTTTCAACAGCGCATTGTAGATAATACTATCCCATGTTCTCACCGAAGAGTATATTTCAAAGAAGTTACACTTAGCATCGTAAGCCATTGTTAGGATGAGATTAATTAAGTTCATCCTATCTTCAAGTTGATCAACCAGTTCAACGTCAACCACGTTATACTCTACAAACAAATTCCAGTCTTTAGAGTAGAATTCTTTAAAAGAGGTGTAACCATGCTTGATCTTCTCTTTTCCTAATTCCTCTTTAGCAATAAAATCCAAAGAATAAGACTCTTGAACTTTGTAGGAGAACTTCTTGTAAAGCTCCATGTAATCTAAAGTGGAAATTCCAATCCAGTTGTAAGCAAGCTGAGTTCTACCTTTCGCATACGGAACTTCAAACTCCTCGATAAGTCTATACGGAGAACATTCAGATAAAGCTCGGTCACCAAGGACTTTAGTAATCCTAGTTGATAAATAAGCTATGTCAAAGAGTTGTACGTTCCAGCCAGTTATAATGTCTGGATAGTCTTCCTTGATGTAATCTATGAATTTTCGTAATAAATCGAACTCATCTACGCACTCAACGTATGTGTGGTTCTGTTTCTGAACTAGAAAAGGCTTGCAACCAAAAGATATGATTTCTTTGGTGTTAAAATCTTGAATAGTGATCAGCAGAATCTCTTCTTGTCCCGTCCTGGGATCTGGAAATCCATCCTCCGTAGATGTCTCTATATCAATTGCCACTA